ATGAGGGAACGCGGAATGGCAGAGATTGCTGTAGGCACTAAGTCGAAAATGTATTTTGCCGAATTCAGCCCTCCAAGCAACATTGACCCAATGACACCTGAGGCGTGGAAATACGCCAACCCCGCTTTGGGAATTTTGTTAGAAATGTCAACCCTTGAAGAGGAATCTCATTCACCTAACACTGCTTCGTTTCTTCGTGCGTCTTGCAACCTTTGGATTACAGGCCACAAGTCATGGCTGGACATTGGGCTGATGGAATCTAATGGAGATGCTTGCAATCTTCCACCAAATGGTGTATTGGCAATAGAAGCGTCACAAGAGGACCATCGCTTTGTTGGCGTCAGGGCCGTCACCAAGGGCGACCAAGTTCTAGTGACTGTGGAGTTCATTGTGGACAACCTCCGTGACCTGTGGGCATCCGTTGACCAAGTCCGAAAAGACAACCCACGTTTGACCCTGGCAATTGGGGCTTCTCTGGACCTTCACCTGCCTTCCAACATCCGTGGAAACGCCATCCTTGTCGGCACTCGTGAGCTGCAGCGCTGGACAACTTTGGTGCGTTCAATGATTCAATCAGGGCAAGTCAGACACACAGGAGAGTCAATATTCATTGAACAAATGAACCGCGCAGTGCTTGTCAAAAATAACGGATTATTGGCTATCAGTTCGTCCAGGAGTCCAGGCCCCATTGAGCTAGTTCGTGCAGCTGTGTGGGCTATCGCCCAAGAGGGCAAACCCAAAGTCAGCAAAACAGTGAGCTTTGCATTTTCGGAGTAATTCTCGAGGGTAGTTGCATTTGCAACTACTTTGTGTAAGACTCCGCGTGATGGGGATTTTCACTCGCACAACAAAACCAGTTTTCGCTTCTGAGCCGATAAAGGCTGCTGCAGGCGTGGCAGGCACCAGCGACTTCATGATGTACACAGGTTCATGGGCGCGTCAGCAGGCAATCCTCATCCCCACTATCTCCAGAGCGCGTGACTTGATTGTTTCGCTTGTCTCCTCATTGCCATTCCAGCAGTACACAAACCAATGGATGGGCGAAGAGTACGAAGAAATACATTTGCCTGGTGAAAGTTGGATGTCACGGCCCGACCCAAGTGTGACACGACAGTTCATTCTTGCTTGGACGGCTGATGACCTCCTCTTTCACGGGCGAGCATTTTGGGCTATCACTTCACGCAGCCAAGCAACTGGCCTTCCACTTTCTTTCCAGTGGTTACCAGCTGCAGATGTGCAAACTGACGATATGCCAGGGCCATTGTGGTACGGCAAGTCAAACCAATTGACATTTCAAGGCCAGCCACTTATCGCTAACGACATCATTCAGTTCCTCTCGCCAGTTCAAGGGATGCTTTCAATGGGTGCCAGAGCAATTGAAATTTCAAACCGTCTAGACACTGCAGCGATGCGCTTTGCATCTAACGAAATCACAGCTGGCTATCTCCAGCAAACAAATGGTTCCGAGCCAATGAGCAGTGAAGAACTTGGCGAACTGTGTTCAGCATGGTCACAAGCTCGTCGTCGCAACGCCATCGGCGCACTCAACTCGTCAGTGACTTGGCATGAGTTCTCTAGCGACCCTTCAAAACTGCAGCTTGTTGAAGCTCGTACTCACCAGATGACTGAACTTGCAAACCTTTGCAACATTCCGCAATATCTTGTCGGCGCGCCAGTTACTGGTATGACCTACAGCAATGCTCAGCAATCTCGCCAGGATTTATATCAGTTTGCAGCCAAGCCTGTGATTGACTGCATCGGTGAGACGCTCAGTGCCTATGCTCTACCGCGTGGTCGTGAAGTGCGTCTTGATACTTCGGAATACATCTCAGAATCACAAGACACTTCAACAGTGTCCAGCCCTGACACAGAAATGAGCAACTCTTGAAAATAGAACTGCAAGCAGAACTTTTCAGCATTAACGCTGCAGGCCCAGACGGTGAGCCACGGCGCGTTGTCGAAGGTGTCGCCATCCCATGGAATGTTGAAGCTGTTGTCTCAGGAGGCCAGCGCGTCAAGTTCCTTCCTGGCTCATTGCCAGTTGACGGCCCAAATCCAAAGTTCATTCTCGGACACGACATGACCAAGCCACTCGGCATGGTCAGTGAGCGCGTATCGACACCAGACGCAATGCTGTTCTCAGCATCGCTCTATGACACCAATCTTGCTAATGAGACATTGCTTCAAGCTGGCCCAGGTCAGTTTTATGATTCAGTGTCCGTTGGCGTAGAGCCAACCGACTACAGCTTCGAAGGAAGCACGATGGTCGTCAAAGCAGGCAACTGGACGGAGCTTTCACTGCTTCCATTCGGTGCCTTCGAGGGTGCCAAAGTTGCAGTTGCAGCCGAAGCCCCAGAAACCCAAGACCCCACCCCAACAGATTCCGAGGAGGAACCAGAAGTGGCAACACAAGAAACCCCAGACACAGTTGAGGCTGCTGTCCCTACCCAAGTAATTTACGCAGGACCAAAACGTGAGTTCAAACTCCCGTCAGCTGCTGAATACATCGCATCATTCGTTCGTGGTGGTCACGACTTCGCACAAATGAACGAAAACATCCGCGCTGCAGCTCCAGACGTTGTAACAAGCGACATCCCAGGAATCATCCCGACTCCAATTATCGCTCCGGTATATAACAACTTCCAAGGCCGTCGCCCACTCATTGACGCAACAGGCGTTCGTGCAATGCCTCAGGCTGGTGCCATTTTCATCCGTCCTGTCGTAACAACACACAACAGCATTGGAACAGCAACGCAGAACACCACCATCACAGCTTCGGCTTTCGTTGTTGACGACGTGCAAATTGTCAAGACAATCCAAGGTGGATATGTTGAACTGTCAGAAGCTTCAATGGACTGGAGTTCGCCAGAAGTTCTCGGCGCTTTGTTGGACGACATGGCTCGCGTTTATGCAGACCGTACAGACCTTCTCGCTTGTTCAGAGCTTGTAACTGGTACAACCAACAGCAATAACTTTGCAAACGCATCAATCACTGACCCTGCTGAATGGGTTCGCTGGATGTACCAAGCAGCTGCAGACATCCTCACTGGCTCAAATGGCAACTTGCCATCCGCTCTGGCTGTGTCTCCAAATATATTCCAGTACCTCGGGCAGCTCGTGGACGGCTCGGACAGACCGCTCTTCCCACAGGTTGGGCCTATGAACGCATACGGCACCATGACACCAGGCTCAGATTCGGCTGTTGCTTTCGGACTTCGACTTGTCGTTGACCGTAACCTCGGCGCAACTGACATGGTCATCATGGACCCAACAGGCATTGAATGCTGGGAACAGCAAAAGGGTGCCATCAGCGTTGAACAGCCTTCACAGCTTTCACGTCAGATTGCTTTCCGTGGCTACTTCGCTGCAAAAGTTATTGACGCTTCAAAGAGCATCAAGGCTGCATTCGTCTGATAAAGACGAACTAGTGGATTCACTGCCGTGACTGTTTTATCGATTGCATTTCGCGAACGCCTAGATGGTGTCGTGGTTTTGCAGACCTTCCTCCCAAATGAGATTCTCATGGGGCAGGCGATAACAGTCGCGAACGTGGGCGACGGGATGGACGGCAACTTTACGGTTGTTTCTACCGAGTCTTACGAGTTCATTGGTCTAGGCCCAGAAGGTGACTTGGAATTTGATTGGAATGTTTTTCGCGAAAACCAAGTCATCTACTTTGACGCTGGCAGTGACGTTCAACGCGACACCGCACCGAACACGTCAACAATCACATACACCAGTGTTTGCACTTGGATTGTCAACAATGACGTTTTGTCATATCTGGGCGTCTCCCCAGCCACAGCCAATGACACAGCGTTCGTTACTGTATGCACAGATGCAGCGAACGCGCTTGCGTTCCGTAGAAGGCGCGCTGCAGGATATTTTTCTGATGTGCTTGCTACGGCACCAAGTGCTGACGTGAAACTTGGCACGACAATGATGGCTGCACAGCTTTATCGTTCACGAGGTTCAGCAGGCGGAGATTCATTCCAGTCTTACGAATCACTAGCTTCTGGCAACAACCCTGTTGCTATGGGCGACATTCTTAGGCTTTGGGGTTGTAACAGAGCGCAGGTTGCATAATGGGACGCACAAATGACGCTCGGCTTCGGCTGGTTTCAACGCTCGAAAATGCTGGCATTGTTGTTGTCTCAGACTCTCGCAATGCACGCCCACTTTCGGTAATCATTGACCCACCACAAGTGACGCGCTCAACCACAAACCAATTGTCGCTTTCTTTCCCTGTCAACGTGTTAATGCCACCACCTGGCAACCTTGACGCACTCATCGCGCTT